TTCTATTATATTGATTATTAATATGCTAATAAAATGTAAGGAATTAGTAATAAGAGTAGTTTACGACGGACCAAAGGGTATGTATCTGAGAGGCGGGGGGCAGCTCTTCTGGTAAATAGAAAGATAAGTTTTTTTGACTTTTAAGACGGGCTGCAAAAATTTTAGGGTTTTTTAATTCTGAAGGGGATACAAGGCGAACGTAGCAGTCAGAGTAAATAGCCTCGGGTGTGAAATGATTTTGATAAGGTTTTTGGTTAGGTATTTTCACTAAGATAGAAGAGTCAACTCGACGACTTAGCAAAGTTTCGTTAATTCGCTTAGTCATGTCTAAGGCGCTAAAAGCAATAATTTTTTTCTGAACGCTTGGTAAATCTCGCTCTATGTCGGGATCAATATCTCTTGGGTCTACTTCTAGAAAGTTAGCTAGCTTTACAATGGCAGGCGCGCGTAGCTCGGTAATATTATTAAGGTAATGAGAAATTGCACCTTGTGACCAGCCTAGTTCTTTAGCCGCTTCTACTTGGGTAAACCTCATTTGTACTTTTTTAGCATCCCAAATTTTACGTAGGTTCCTTACCGATAGTGGGAGATCCTTGCTCATGTTGCGTTCTTCCTGCATGCGTTATTGAATATATCCAATCTGCGACGCTCCGCCGCGATATATTTTGTTCTATATATTGCAGTTTACTAATATTAGTAGAAAAGTCACGCTCTAATATTATTGCTGTATCTTCTATACCTATAACTAACGCTACGGCAGCTGAGTGCTTCATACGCTCTAGCCAAGCACTTTGAAGCTCGGACAGTGAGTGCCGGATGATTGTGTCATCGCGTTTAGGGAGGGACTTTATATATTTGTATTCAACGAACAACACGCCTGCTGGTCCTGCATACATAGCGTCGGGGACACCTCCCGTGTATGTGTCGTGGATTTTCCACTTGTATACGTCTGGGTGCAGCGCTTTATGTATGGACCTAACGAAGCTATGTTCGTTCATAATTAAGTGGCCCGTTTCGGTCTACGGTGGGCCAAGCCGGTACTATAGGACGTGGAAGACGCCCCTGACCTATCCGGTATTAGCTGTACTGTTCGTACAACGCTTCAGCAGCTTTGTAGTCTTCTTCCTGGGCCCAACCAACAAACGAGACTTCGCAATTCATAAATGCTTTGCCCATCTTGTTTTCGGTAGGTACGCCCGAGACTTTCCACAGACCAGCGAACCGGTCACCGCCTTTCATACCGATCTGAGAGTTCCATGCTTTGGATACGCGTAACTTAGAGCTAGCGAAATCCATGATCGCTGGTGAACGCTCGAGCTCACCTGTCTCAGGGTTTTTGATAAGAAGGACGTGCGCGTGGGTTTCGTTGATGTCCCACTCAGCAGGCTTGTCTTGCTGATTGACGTAGGCTTCTGCGTCAGCCATTGAGCTGAACGCACCACCGTAACCGCCACCTGCGTCTAGTTGACGCCATACAACATACTCAAGCTTGAACGTCAGTGAGATGCAGTAAAGGTCATTACCGTAGTTGTGGTTGTTCAACGTGTTGACCAGGTGACCTGGCTCGCAACCTTCGACATACGCCGCATGGTGCTTATCAACTTCGTTGGACATTTTTTGCAGGAGCTTAACGCGCGGTATCTGCACGTTTTGTCCTACGTTTTCATTACCTCGTCCTGCACCTTCGACAGCTTTGAGGTGCGCTGGCAAGGTATCAGTGGATGCGACGAGACTGTTTGGTGCTACTGCTACTGCTGATTTAGGCATAATGTGTACTCTTCATTCTTCATGATTCATGTTTAAAGGGATCGAAAGTTAATGCGTCGAATTTCACGGGGCTGCAGACCAGGGACTTCTTCGCCAAGCTTTAGAAGTTCTTTGTATGCAGTCGACGAGACCCGTCTTTGCAAGAGACTGTAGTCTTTAGTGCTGTTGATATGCTCATAAAGAGCATCCCAGTCAGTCACGTCCGGTACAGTATCTTGGTTAATGGACACGCTGGCTTTGTCATTAGCGGTACGTGACAAACCCTGCTCGTCCAATTGGTTTAAGAGCTGCCAATCAAGCTCTTCTTTAGATTTGTTCAACACTTTTAGTTGGGCGTTGAGGTCAGCAATGTCATCTTTGACAGTTGCTCTGAGTTCAATAAGTTCATTTATAGTCATAGTCGTTTTCTCTTGGTGGGTTTAGGCTGCTTGCTTTAGTTTGTTTAGGATTCCGAGTAGCTGGTCCATGCGATCGACCTTGCCTTGCAACTTCTCATACACCTCGGGTTCCCAGGTGTTGCGTGCGGCGATCTGTATGACCTCAGTCTTTTCAGTCTGGCCAGCGCGATAGATGCGACGGTTGAACTGCTGATAATGTTCTGCGTTGTATGTAGGCGACGCCCATATGACTGTCTTTGCTTTGGTCATAGTCAGGCCGTGACCTGCTGATTGGGGGTGACAGAACACAACCTGTAGCTGCCCCGCTTGTAGCCGGTCAACGATCTCTTTGCGTTTGTGTGCTGCTGTACTGCCGTCAATCGTTGCGTGCTTGATACCCATCTTGTCTGCTAGCTCAACCATGTACCGCTGCTCGTGCTTCCAGTTGAATGCAACGAGTGACTGCGCACGTTCGGCAACGAGCTGCATGACGATGTCATAGCGTTCTTTGTGGATGCGTTGTGTGTCACCGTTCTCGTCATAGACAGCGCCGGTACACAACTGAAGTAGCTTCTTGACCTTACTGCCTGCATGGACAGCGTTGATGGTTGCTTCTCCGGTGTACAACACAGAGTCTTCGCTGAGCTGTTGGTACTGCTGCATGATTTTCTTAGGCAGCGATACGTACATGGTCTGCACGCTTTGTGGTGGCATATCGATACATTCGGTTAGCTCGAAACGTATGTTGATGTCACTGAGTGCAGCAGCTACTACTTCTTCGGAGTCATCTTTTTGTACCCACTCATTGGCAAAGCCATTGAAACGCGGTGTACAGACAGACGAGCGGAAGCTGTAGAAGCGATGCCCGAGACGTTGTCCGTCGTCCACGATTAGCGTTGGGTGCCACACGTCGAGGATACCGTTGCTGTTGGGCGTGCCAGACATAGCGATGCGATGTGTGAATGCTTCTGCGATCTTCTTGCATGCTTTGCTGCGCTGACTGCTTTGGTTCTTGAATGCAGTGAATTCGTCAATGACCAGGGTATCGAAGTCGGCAAGTACATGAGTATTTTTAGCGAGCCATTTGACTGCGTCATGATTAGTGATGACTACGTTTTCTGTACCAGCGAATGCTTTCTCACGGTTCTTAGCGTACGCAACTGCGTACGTAAGGTTAGGAGTGAACTTGTCGATGTCATCTCCCCACGATGCTTCGAGGATGGACAACGGTGCGAGAACTAAGGTTCGTGATTCGCGGCCCACGATCGCATCTAATACGGATCGTGTCTTGCCTGTGCCTGGGTCAGATGTGATAAGGCAACGAGGGTTGGCAAGAATGAAGTCTGTCGTGATCTTTTGATGCTCGAAAGGTTCGTACATAGTCATCACTCATTGATGGTTTAGTATATTAGCATAGCTAATATATCGGGGCAAATGGATGTATTAAGCAGCAAGTAATAGTGGAACAGGACACGTCTGCGAATCTACGATAAACGGGCTGTCTGATTGTTTAGCTTCGTTACCTTTGACGCGCAGCCCTATGATTTTGTTTCGGGCTTTTAAGTTGTCCAGGTCAGACTTGTCACCGTCTATAACATCACGTCCCAAGAACTTAGAAGGTAGTCCATTCTTAAAGACTACAGTGATGGGTACGTCTGTCTTTAGCGCCATGTTGACTTGGGTCTGGTACTTAGGAGCACCGCTGTAGCTAAACATGAGGCGGTAGTTGCTCGGTGTTTTGCCTAGACGAGCAGCGCGTTTGGTGTAGTCATAGAACAAAATGTCAGGGAAGTTCTGGATAACACCATAGTTTTCCCAGGCTACGTCTGACAGAACGTTGAGTCTGACAACTGCACGCTTGTCGTGCTTAGCAGCGTAAGCGCTGAGGTTAGTAAGCTCTCTGTTGAGGTGGTTAATAAACTCATCTGTTTGCTGCAAAAAGTAATCCGTTTTGCGCTGACGTGCGTCATTGATGCTCCTGTACACCTGGGCGAGCCCACTATGCTTGAGGCAGTCATCGAAGCACTGAGCAATTTTAGATGAAGGACACAGCTCAGGCGTTGGCATCATCGACAGACCCGCTAAGACAACTGGTTGGTTCTTGGCTGTCTTGATGAGCTTGGTATTGCTGTCTCTGCTAAGCAGCTTATCTGGCCGCTTTTCTTTTAGTGGGATTAGGTTCTCTACTGAGGATGTCATCGAGTATCTCCTGTCTGAGTTGAGCTGCTGTCGCGCGGTCGCACTGCGTCATAATCCTGATCTCTGATTTCTTCAAACGGTGTGTAGTCCAGTACATCGCTTCCGCTGGGTCGGTAACGAGTTTGTATTCGACTAGCCACCCGTCGCGTTTGTAGAACATCTGCATTTCCGTACATCTCCTTTAAGTGGCCGCAAAGCAGCTCTTTGTAATCAATCATGGTTGGACTCCTATCCAGCGCACGGCGCGATATGGAAAGTTTGAGGTTTTGACAAGCTGTAGTTCTTCGCGACGCATGGTGCGTTTCATGATGAACAAGGTGACGGAGACAATAAGACCGCCGACCATTGCGGCGATCATGCCGCTGTATGTACCGGCGAATGCGTACATGAGGAAAGCTGTAACGGTGATGTCGATAGGTATGTCGTAGGCAATGACGCGGCGTATGCCGAACTTAAAGATTAGGAACAGTAAGCCGAGCGCCGAAAGTAGACCTGCAAAAATCATAGGTAACTCCAATAATGGCTGCGATTAGAAAAAGTGTTTCGTAAAGGCTGAGTAAAGCGAGTACTGCTTGTATCACGTAGGTCTCCTGAAATATAAGAACGCAACAAGGCCCACGACTGCAGTGAGTAGCAGCGCGTAGAAACCTAGAGCGAGGGCTTGTCCGAGGACAGATAGGGTAAGTAAGACAGCAAGTACGCTCGTAACAAACACAAGCGCATTGCTGCATAGGGTCTTGAATAGTTTCATAGGGATTCTCTCTTCATGTTTCATGATTCATGGGGATCATTTGAATTCCGATCGGGAATAAAAAAAGCCCCACCGAGGTGAGGCAATCACACGGGGAAGCTTTTAATTAGTTAGTCCACACCCCAGGTGCATTCGGGCTCGTCACCTTTACGGAACGAACACCACCTGCAACTGTCTTTGCTGGGTGTTGGATTAAAGTCTGTTTCTGTTGTCATCTTGATTGCACGACGGTGGAAGCCTGGTGCGAACACCATTGCCTGGTCGCGCGTATAGGTCTTCTTGGTAGTCTCGCCTTTGTCGAGATACCAGAACTCAACCTGCACGAATTGTATGTGCGGGTATCTGAAGAAGGTGCCGATGGCATACAGGAGACCCTGTTGTCCGTGGGCTATTTCGTTACCCCACTTCTTGCCGGTCTTGTAGTCGATGACGCGTGCAGAGGTGTCGTCTTCTTGGACCAGGGCATCGAGTTTGATGCGAGCCCAGGTTTCTTTTTGCATCCAACCGACTGGTGCCCAGTCGAGGTCGAAGCCCCACTCACCTTCTAGCTCTACTTTTGCTTCGATAAAAAGCTGCCGTAGTTCTTCAAAGTCATCTTTGAATTTATGAAGTGTGTCGTGCATCTCACCCATAGTGCCGTTGACGTAGTCTTCAGCGTATTGGTGGATCTCGGTGCCGCGGTCTGCAGCAGGGCCACTAGGTTCTTTGACGCCCTTAACGCGACCAATGTAGGTGCGATACGGGCATTCTTCGTAGACCTTGAGAGCTGAGTAGCTCCAGGCTCTAACGTCGCCTAGTTTTTCTGGTTTTTCGAAGTCGACTACATCGTCAGGTCGTGTAGCTTGTGTCAACTTAATCATTTACTTTCCTAGTAGTGATAAGTAGATATATTAGTATAACTATTATTTTAGCTGACGGCTAGCAGCTTGCGGTCTTTGTCGTCGAAGTACTTGTCAGTGGCTTCACTAAACAAATCAGCTTCAAGTTTCCAAGTCGTTACTACGCCCATAACTGTATTTGCATTTCTCGAAGCACCATGTACGCGTTTTCGTTCTTTACTAACACCACATCGCGCTGCTTTCTTTTGGAACTCACGTTGAGACAACCGATCGTCAGTGAGTACGCCGTACACAACACGCAGGTGTTCCATTGGAATAACGGAATGCGGCCATTGGGACTCTGCTACCCACTGTTTAACGAAGCGTTGTGCAGTAGTTATTTCTTGGCCCTGCATGACGTTAGTCACACTGATGTCTAAGATATCTAGGAACACACTGAGTTTTCCGTGTCGTACTGCTGCAAAGAACTCTTCCATAACAGACATAGTGACTTGAGCCATCTGTGCTTTGGCGTTGTTAGCAATAGGCGTACGAACGAGCTGCTTATTTACTTTGTAGTTACGCAGTAGTGCCGCGAACTTGTGTAGCTCAGTGCTGATGTCATCGATGCCATCAATAACTTCTGGATACACATGCTCGAGCTTTTGTTCTTGACGAGGTGCGATGTTGTATCGACGGTCACCTTCTTCAATCTTTACTGCATCCATACGGTTAGTAAGGAAGATAAAGTTTGTGTAGTTAGGCATTTCTACCTGGTTAGAACGCATTGCACGGATAGTCATTGTGTTTTCTGTGATGGCGTTCTTGAGTTTGTCTGCAATCTTCATGGTGCCTGCGTTAGCTGAAGCCATGTGAAACTCGTCGACTACTAAGAACAATGCCTGGCGCATGTATAGGTTGAACTGCTCTTCTATGTTTTGTAATGCACGCATTGGTACGTGCTCGTTACCGAACAAGGGTCTGAGTACCTTGGTGTAGAAGATACCTTTACCTGTGCCTGGTACGCCTTGTAGAACCCAAGCAGTCATTGCTTTGCGCTTGGTCTGAAAGATGTAGGCCAGCCAGTTAGTAAAGTGCTCAACCTCGAGGTTCTGCCCCCCAAGGATGTGAGTCATGAGCTTGTAGATTAACGGACAAGAGTCCGCGATCTTTGCTGAGTCACCCATGCTGAGCGGTTCGTGCTCACGGGTTGACAGCATGTACTCTGTCTTGCGGAACATGTTGATGTGGTATGGCACGTTAGCAAGGTTTACACCTTCATCATTAGATGCGGGGTCAAAGATGACTCGAGCATCTGGTACGAAGTCTGGCTTGCTGCGGCCATGTGAGCGCATGAACCCTTCGATGCTTGCTGAAGAACAAGGCATTAGCGGGAAGTCATCGCTGAACTGATTCAAATTAGGGTCGAATACTCCGTTGTAGTACGTGTCTGTATAGAAGTCACGCATGGCTATCGGGAAGTTAGCTCGCCCTTCTTTCGCCATTTCTTCTTGGTAGTGGTCAAAGAGAGACTTGTAGAAGTCAGGGTCTGCTGCTTCGATAGACCAGATTGGTTCGCCCTTGAAGTTGTACATATACGTGGGGTCTTCAATCTTGAAGTAGTACGCGTTGCTGTCTCCGCCATTTACGTTGCAACGTATGTATGGAGGATTGGTGTCGTCAGTAATCTGTATCGACATGCGATCGGGGTTAGTCAGGATTTCCTCTGACTTGTTGTCCACAGTGGCAATGGTCAATCGCTCTTTCTTAGCGTTGAAGCCTCGCGCTACGCGTAGTTTGTTTTTGTGCTCATTACTCTTCTGATGAACAACCTCGGGGCTGATGTTGTTCATCAACCCAGCGAGGTCGAGCGTCTCCGATATACCGGAAACGCGCACGATCCGCTCGGAGGATGAGCCGAACGGATCGTGGGTTCCGTCTTCAAAGGTAGGAGGCGCAATGAAGATGAGCTTTGAGTTGTCAGCTACGCTTGCATCTAACGGGTACTTTAGAGAGTGACCGTTGCTTGATAACTCAAGCTGCGAAGCGAATAACTGAGACTCAAAATTACTGTTCTGTAGCCACAGCTTGACTGCTTTTGCAGGCATAGCGTGTTCTAACAGGATGAATATGTGCAGAGAAACCTTGTCACCTTTCAGTCCTAGACTCGCTGATGCTTGGGCAATAAAGCTACAGTCTTGCACTTCTGGTGGGAGCTCACGCATGACAGCTTTCGCTAATGTGCTGACATCTTTTTGAGTGAATAACTTAGGGTTGGTATGACCAGGCATTGTGATGCCATCAATATCTAGTACTAATAGATTTGAGTAGCCAATACGATCGGTCTTACCTGCGCGTGATTCGTTTTGTATCGATCTTTTAAGATTGCCTTTGAGAAGGCAGTGGCCTTGCTGGCCGTGATCGCGAATAAGTGTTTCTAGCATTGACAGCCCAGTGCTGTCTGTGGGGATATCGTGTTCGTGTGATGTTACATTTTTTACGTGTGGATAAGGGGTGAATCCGTTTTTAGGACAGTGACGTTTGCTGAGCCGCTGTCCATTCGCGGCTTCTAAAAAGGTTAAGTGCATGGCTCCTCCTACAGAGCAGCTTATATTAGCATGACTAATATCTATTTAGTAGGACCAGCATTCTTGTCAAATATTTCTTGTCGATCAATTTTTATAGATTCGTCCGCTTCAAATGTAAGGCGGACCTGATTTCTATCGACTTTTGATATCTTTATTTCAGCAAGAATACCGTCATCATCATGAAGGATGATTTTCTCGTTGAGTTTCCTTGTTAGTACTAGTCGTGGCATCAGGGCTATTTACTGTAACTAAAGTCATAACCGCCCTCCGCGTCTAAAGGTATATCTTTTGCCCACGAAGGCGGCGTGCACATATGTGCTATAAGCTTTGACATTGTAGCATCAGCGTTATTAGCTTGGCTAATTAACACGATTTCATCGTGGACAGTTAGAACGACTTGTGCATCTAGCGATGGGTCTTGTTGTATACGCAACATAGAATCTGTGACGATGATTCTAGATAGCGCTTGCACCACGTTTTCTGTGATGCGCCCACCCCATGTAGACTCTGTTGCTCGTGAGTCGTAGGTGAGCTTTCCTCCTTCGTACCGGAGGTTGTTGTAGTGCAGGGCCATACCGTTGGGCAGATGTATCTTGCCGCGGTGGAAACGGAGGCCGTGCCAGGACTCGTCGTAGCTAGGGTTGATGGTGTTAGCTAACTTGAGCTCCAGTTTGTTCCAAAGAAGTTGCACACCTGAATATGTACTGCGGTATGTATTGACTACGTCAAACGCTTCGTCGGTAGAGAACTTCATTGGTGGTCCCATCGCACCTGCTTCCAGGGTCGATTGGAACTTTGCTGCACCCATGCCATACCCAAGACCAAGGACAGCTGTCTTACCAACGAATCGTTCTGTTGGGTCATCCGTCTTGTTGATGGGTCTGCCATAGATTTTTGTTGCTAGGTTGCTGTAGATGTCGTCGCCGTTGCGGAACTGCTCTAGCAAGTCATCTTCATCTGCAAGCCAAGCAAGCATACGTGCCTCGATGTTTGAGAGGTCAGCTACAAATACGAGTTGGCCCTTTGGGGCATACAGCGCTTTGCGAAGCTGAGAGTTGCGAGGCATGTTTTGCATGTTAATTTTTTCTGTGCCACCAAAACGTCCCGTGTGCGCTGCGTAGTAACGCAGTGGGACAGAGATGGTGCCGTCGTCGTGAGCTGCATCGATGAAACGTTGAGCTCTTGTCTCGTTGATGCGACTCTTGACTGCTTTACGCGCCGCCCAGATAGGTTCGTGTTCTGGGTACATCCTCTGCATCTGGGTAAACGCCTTATCGTTTTTTCCCAGGGCAGGAATGTCTTTGCCAGTGGTCGGGCTGCGTTTTGTAGGCGGCACTAGGCCCAGGTCAGTCTTTATATACTCAGCAAACTGCTGATTAGAACTGAGGATTTTCCGATCAATACCTGCATCATTGATCGCTTTTTCACTAGCTGCGATCTGCTCGTCACGGAACGCGATGAGTGAATCGAGGTCCACGGTCAGCTTTGGTTCACAGAACATGCGACACGTTATGTCGATGATATCCATCTCTGACTGTGGCATGCGGTCAACCATCTGCTGGTATAGCGCCCAGGTGAGGTCAACGTCCTGGATACAATAGCCTGCCAGGGCTTGCTCTGTTTCGGGATCGAGGTCATAGATACCTTTGGCATCAATGAGCTCATCACCTTTACGCATAGTTTCGTCGTCAGGGAAGCAGCGAACTGCACAGTCCTTGAGGCGAGCTGATTGCCCAGGGAATAAGCCACGGCTCATTGCTGCGGTGTCGATGTAGTATTTAGGTGTGACTCGGTAGTACCTGGTTAAAATATAACCATCGAATGGTGTGTTGTGGCAGATAACCGTCGCTTGTCGCCAGTCAATCTCGCTGATGGCAACTTCTGCTTCGTCTTCACCAAACCATTCAGTGGGTTCGTCATCAATTTTGATGCCTACGCCCCACACTTTGAATTTCTCGTGTCGGACATAGTCCATAGTCGTTAGCTTTGACAACGACACCTTGGTGTCGAAGTACGTCTCAAAGTCCAGGGTAACTAACATTAGAATGGTATCTCCGGTGAATTAGCGTCGTCGCATTGGTATTGCGCGTAGATTTCGCCTTCGATGACTCGGTATTGAGACATGAGCTCTGCATAACGCTCGGGCATTCGTGATTTCATCCACACAGTAGTAAAGGTGTGGAACTCAGGGTGTATTTGGTCGTCTTTGAGGCTAAGTAGTTCCTCGAAGTATTCTTCCGTCTTCATCGCATCCTCCTGGACGAAATATTTCTAGTACTGAGTGATCAGCCCACTTTTTAAGTGCGTACTGATCCTCAGTAATTACATAGATGTTGCGGTCGGCGTCACACACTAAATAAGCGGTTTTACTGAGTGTGTTTTGTATGAAATGGCCTTCTTCAACTGCTGCATCTACATCAGTGAAGGGCGTACTCATCTTATACTGGGCGTGGGGGCTTTGATTTCCATTTCGATCAAACGATCGAGGTAGAAACGGGCTTTGCGTAAGTCTTCTACTGGCTTGCCTTTGTAAGACATGCGCCAGATGTACTTTTCTACATTGCCTTTGAGATAGCCTTTGTATGCTTCGTGTGACATAGACGCTTTGATTGCATCAATGCACTCGATCTCGCCAGAGTTGTAGTGGCTAGGCTTGTGGACTGGATCATTAGGTTGGATGTCGTATGGATCGACGTAATCGGGGTTTGGTTTTATTCGTACTCGGTCCCAATCCTGGGGTGTTGCTTTGTTTATAGTCATTGTACTCTCCTAAGTCAGCGAAATAGTACTAATTCTAATATATTAGTTCAAGTATTACTGAGTTGGTGGCTCGGCGGCTAAGTACAATTTGATACGGCCTGTTTGCAATAGCTTCTGGATTTTTCTGTCAAGTATGTTGTTGATGTCGTCTAGTTGGCTGAGCCTTGTTTCGAGTGCGAGTGTGCGATCTTCATGTTCTCGCAATTCTTCAGTTAAACCATCAAGCATATCGATACGATCTTCGTGGTCCGAGGCTCGTGATTCGAGGTCATCGACTCGTGATTCGAGGTTCGTGTCGTGCTCCATTAACGCTTGTGCGGCTACTTCGCTGAGGAACCGCTCCGTGTGGTGGATAAATTCTTCTTTAATTAAGTCATTCATCGTTAGCTGATCTCCCTTCTGGGTTGGTGAGTTTGGCTGCCAAGTTCCAGGCCATATAGGCACAGGTGAACGCAACCAAATGTTCTCCGCTGCCACTGAACTTATTGATATAGGACTCAAGTTCATTTAGGT